CACAACAACTACCCCTACTTACGTGTTGATCCTTGGGTATTGGTTTTATCTTACGATTTATAGTTTCTTTAACGTATAAATCATATATCCAATCTTCTGTTGGGTTTATCATCTTATTTAATTTCGCAAGCTCCACCAGCGCAGGCTAACTCACCACTTAAATCCGTTTCGTCAGTTTCTTCTACGATTAGAGATAAATCAATGTTATTTAAATGTTTTACCATTTCATTATACTTTTCTTCAGTGATATCTTCAAAAGGGGCTTGTGTATATGAACCACCATTATAAGGTAATACAGATAACCCATTATAATGTTCTTTATTTGTCCACATCCATTCACCAGCTAATTCCCAATCTTCTTCTTTAAGTGATATAGTTGCGGAAACATTATGAGTATTAGACCCATTTCTATGTCCACTTTTTACCCATTCTATCGCCACTTTTTTAACTCTTTCTAAAAGGTCAAATGGTGATTCCGTTCTTAATATTGAACCTTTCGGTGCTTTCTGTGGGATAGTGATAATTGCCGTATCATGTGACCTAAAGAAATCATCCTCTAACAACTCAGGATGGTGAACAATTAAATGTTTATATATAGATTCATTTTTACCAACTCTAATCCTTCTAATATAGTAATCATTGTGCCAAGCATGTATTCCTGATGATGTCCCTAAAGTAAGGGATGTAGTTCCCGCAGGTTTTACTGTGGTACACCTAGAACTCTTTTTAATATCTATTAATTTAGCAACTCTACTATTCTCTCTTTTTACAATATCCGCAGATTTTTCTAAATCATAACCTAATACTATACCACTTCCAATTCCAGTCATAGAAACACCTATTAGAGCGTCTTTCTCTGTAGTTTCTTGCCATATCTCTCTAAGATAATGAAAGCCCGTATAACCAGCTTGTAACGTCCCTATGAACGCAGCAGCTTTAACTCTCACATTTAAATCTTCTTGTGATTCGATATTAGAAACGTTTACTTCACATAAGTTACAGAACTGAAATGGTCTTAGTGCGATTTCACAATTATGAACAAAAATGCCTGAACTATTTATAAAGTTATCATCAGTACTAGACGTTATAATACCAAAATTATGAGTCCCCTCAACTGTCATATCATAAACATCTTCTCTTTCTGATATAAAATCAACACTAACAACCTTATGGTTTATCATTTCACATAGATCATCCTGTAATTCAGATATAGTATTAACATTCATTTCAGTTAACCTACCTTTAGATAAAAATTTAACATTACATGTTTCTAATATTTCCTTTTGGGTTAACCTTTTCAACTTTTGTACCCTTCTAGCCCTCAACCTAATTAACATTTCCTCAGTTGTTATTCCGTTAGAATTACTATTTTTTACACCTAATTGTCTACTTGATTGTTTCTCTTTCCAAGAATCTAAATCTTTAATCTTAAAAAAAGAATTCTTATCCCCTAACATATGGTTTCTATTATGTTCTTTTGCATTAATAGCTTCTAAGTTTTCTGGTAAATCATTTAAACCATTACCATCTATATGGTGGATATGTTGTTTTTCATACCCATTTTTTATAATATCATAATATTGTGATACATGAGCGTATTGGGCTAAATCTCTTCCAGTGTTAGAACATATCATCCTATAATCCCTATCGAGTCTTTTAAATGAATTAAACGGCATTAAACTAACCCCGTTAACTAAATCTTTAGCTTCAACATAGTTACAACCCCTTAACATAATTTTATGGTCAGGTGTACACCTAAAACTTGAACCGTCATCTAACTTAACCTCAACTAACTCTGCATTTTTTTTACTTACCCAAACATTAGAACAATAAGATGTTACTACTTGACCATTTTGTGTTTGGATAGAATAAACAGGTCCTTTATAATTCTCTTTCTCTAACTGAGCAATACTAACAGCGTTTCTTCCATCTGCAGTGGCAACTAATGTATCACCTACAAAACAACAGGGATTTGTCCCCCAGGACTTATCATTCGATAGGTATATTCCTGGTTCACCTGCACCTGACAGTTCAATTCTTTTCCACAATTCCATAAAGAAATCTTTAGTGATTTTATGTCTAATAAGAACCGCTGAATTATTTGACCTACCCCTTTGTGGGTTTGTTTCCCACCAGTTACCTGTTTTACAAGAAATCATTTCGTCATCATCTGCACTAAATAGACTAATTAAAGCTGCCCTACGAATACCACCAGCTAACACTGCGTCAGCAATGTAACATACAATATCATGTGTTTCAAGTGTGGATAAATTTTCACCATCAGATTTACTTTCTAAAATACCTTTTATTTTAACAATACATTCCTTTAATGGTTGTGGTCCCGGTGCTTTACCGCCAGAAGTAACTAATCTAGCTCCTTTTGGTCTAATGTCCGAAAAATCAAATTCTATAGTAGAACTTCTTTTATCGCCAATATATGATTTCATCAATACTTTAATTGAGTCAGCCCACCCTTCGATTGAGTCCCCGATTAAGAACCTTCTTTTTCTTTTACTATATGGTTTATTTATTGGTTGTAGTTTCTCTACATGATGTTTTTGTACTGAGTACCCAACACCTGTACCACCTAAAAGTAAAAACATTGTCTCACTAAACGACTCTACTGAATCGATAGGTAAAAACGCACAGTTATAAACTCTGTTAGGTGATATCTCAATAGACTTACCAGCGAATTGCATTGATCTCATCGATGGTAAAACTTTTTTATCATATACAAATTTATACTTTTCTTCTATTTCATCTTTTAATTCAGGATATTTCTTAATGTGCATATTCTTATTTCTAGTCACCAATTCTTCCCATGTCTCTCTCCTATTCAATTCGGGTAGGTATTTAGCGTATTTCATATACACTGTGATATCTGATAATATTTTATTTGTTATGTCCATATTCTTTATTTTTTTTGTGTTTTTATTTAGATCTTAAGGTGAGTATTTCCTTAACGATTGATTTAAAATCGTTTGTTACATTTAAATAACTTAATTAAGTTATCCTCCTCCTGAAGTCGCTCTGTTTTTATTTATAACATCCGTTATAAAGTTCGCATCTTTCTTCTTTGTACCTTTTTCAAAGTCTAAGAAAGATACGTCACTAGAATCATTAGTATCGATTACAAGTGTCCCATTATCAAATAAAATATCTTCAAATATAACACCATCTTTACCGAATCTAGATTTAAGAATCGCCATAGTGGCTCTACCTTCTTCTTTTTGTTCTAAAGTTTTAGCTACTGAAACAATGAAATGTCCGATTTGCCCCTTTTTAATAGAACCACCAATCATATCCGCTTGTACAACATTCGCCCCAATAGAACTTCTGTTTCCTTGTATCGCAGTCCAACCAACAATATCCAATTCTGATATCATAGTTTCAAATTGTCTCATAACATTACCTTCACCTGACCATTCATCTTTAAATTGTTTGGTAGGTGCAATACAATCAATGTAATCCACAAAGACAACATCAGGTTTCATACCATTAGAAGTCAATTTCCTTAGATATTGTTTAATCTGAGGTATTGTTGTTCCATCACTAGCCATTTTCTTTAAGATAAGGTTACCTTCTTTACTCTTAAGGGTGGGTAACAATCTTTTAACTTCTTCTTTGTTTTCTGTTAAATCACTTAAAGGTATTTCAGTCCAACATGTTAAATGTTTTCTCTGTATAACTTTTGGGTTATCTTCAAAAAAGATTTGAACTACATTGTATCCTAAATTATAAGCAGTATTAGCCATTCTAGTAACCAAAGTAGTTTTCCCAACTCCAAATGGAGCCAATATAACCCCTAACTCACCTTTAGCCAATCCACCATCCATAAGGTTATCTAAACCTACGATACCAGTTTGTATTGGTGATCTAAAGTCATCGCTAAGAACATCTTCTATGGCGTGAAACACATCAATTCCATCATCGGTTACATCACCAATAGTTAAAGCTTGTTTTAATATTTCTTCACACTCTTCATATCTATCAAAATCTCCTGTATCTAAAATCTTTTGGATTTTCTGATTAGCCTTCTTAAGTTCTTGTTGTTTGCAGAACTTAATGGCAACTTCTTGTGTATGTAAACAATCTTTACTATCAGAGTTTAGTACTTCTTTAACCATTTCTAAAGCCGACTCTCTGGCAATGTCTCTTCTAACTTCAGACTTAATAATTTGGTTTATAGTCTCATATGTAGGTATAGTCTCATAACTATCTTTATAATCTTTTACACTAGCGATGATTAATCTAATATACTCATTATCAAAATAATTCGGTGAAATAATGTCTAAGATACTTTCTGAAAACTTAGTATCTTCAACAATTTGTTTAACTAACTTAATCTGAAAACTATACCCTAAATAACCTAAATTCTTAACTTCTTTTTTATCCATAACTCTATTAGTTTATTTATTAATAAATATGCAGTCTAAGTCATAATCACAATATTTTTTTGTATAATCTTTCTGACTTAACCCCTGTTGAATTTGATCAATGATTTTAGGTAAAATTTTTCTTATATCGACATCATATCTTACTTTTGGTGGGAAGTCATTTCCAGTAAAAATCTTTTCCCCTACAATTCTTTTCTTATGTAATATCTGAAAAGTGAAAAAGTCTTCTTCTTCGTAAATACCCTTTGTCTCAAACTCTGTAGTTACAACTTCTTCAGCGGTAGTATAAAAATATGGGTTATAGTATTTGTACATATAATCATATGTTTTATTTTTAAAATGTGTTTTAATAATATCTACACAATCATCTACTAACTCTTTTATCTCTATTGAAGATAATGAATTCTTATTGAAATTATAAACTGGGAAGTTTCTTCCTACAATTGGGTTTCCGTTTATTTGAAATAAAAATTCATACGGAAATGTTTTATACACTTTTTTCATCTTTCTCTGTTTTTGTTTTTAAATAATAATTTTTCTCTTTTTTTATAATTCTTAGGAATGGTTGTAAAAAGTTTATATACCCATCTCTTCCTCCTGGTAACGCCATCATTAAACCATCTTCAATCATCATATTAATCACATTTTTTACTTCTCTACCCTCTGGATCAATAGTGGTTTCAAATAAATAATCTAATTCTTCTTTTGAAGACTCTGTTAGTAATGGATTCTTAAGATTGATTAACTTTTCATTAATATCGTAAATATCTTTACCTTGTACACCAACAGTAACTCTATTTATTATATTATCTAATGTTTTCAATCTATTTTTTCTTTCGTTTTGTATAGTATCAATCTTACTAATAATATTTTCCAATGTCAAAGTTTTTTCAACAATTTCTGGAAAATATTTTTTAATAGTTTTTTCACTAATACCTTGTATCCCTTTTATGTTATCACTAACGTCACCAGAAATCATCTTTATTAGTTTAAGATTGGTGGGGTGATGGTCAAAATAATTCAAATAATTATCTTTAGTGACAATAGTTCTTAAGTTTAAAACATACATCCCCACTCTATCATCAATCAACTGACATAAATCTCTATCGTTGGATAGAATGACAACTTTTTCATTATCCTTTATCTTAGATACATAATACGCTATGGAATCATCAGCTTCAACTATCTCATCTTTATATTGTCTGATGAATAGTTCCTCACAATAAGACATTACCCTTTCTTTCTGAATATATAAATCTGGATCACTTTGTGGTGTTTCATTATAGAAATCTTTGTCTCTATTGGACTTATATTCCTTATATATGTCATACCTTAGTCTACCACTAAATCTTCCATCCCAGAAGACATATACCCTATCAAAACGATATTCTTTAATTATCTTCCTTAACATAGTTAAGAACTGAAAAATACCGCCTATGTGGACATCCTTATTATAAAGATTTTTAGCTCCAAAATAGGCGGTTTTTAATAACGAGTCACCGTCAACTAATAAAGTGTGTGAGTAAGTTTTTTTCTTGTTAGGTAGTTTCACCGATCATATCTTATGTGGTTAAACAATCAATCATCAGAATAATCTACGGGTGCTTCAATATATTCGTTATCAGAGACAATATCAAAATCTAACACATCGTTACCAACATTTTCAAATATTTCAGACCAATAAGTTTTCTGTTCGTCTTTATATTGATCAATATATTTTTTATCGTCTTCAATAAAACCATGTGTTGTTGCCAATATTCTACAATCAGCAAACCCTAAACCATTCATATGGTTCTTATGTATACCAACCTTAGTTCTAATAGCGAAATTAACTTTTCTACCTTTATTAGTGGCAGATAGTTTAGATACTCCAGCATTTTTTTGATTTCCAAATAAGAATACTAACGCACAAGATAAGTATATTGATTGACCGCCCTTTGGTTGTATTTTAGGTTGTCCAAATGAATTATCTGGTAACTCTACCCAAGGCTGGTTTACGAATATCATAGTGTTAGTGTATGGGGATGATTCTTTTCTCGAAGATGTAATCCTCTGAGCCATTCCCATACCCCATTTTTCAGATATAGTTCTAGCGGTATGTTGATTACCACCTTTCCCATCAAAACTCATTTTACAAGGTATAGTACCTATAGAGTCCCAACAAAATAGTATATCGTGAGGTAATTCCCCATTCTTTTGTCCATCTAAAACTTCCGTTACATATTCAAAAGCTTGTTCAATATAGTCAAATCCTAACTTATATAATAGGAATCCATCCCAAAAACCAGTAACCTCACCAGTTGTTTCATCTATTTCCTCAACGTATTCAGTTTTTAACCCCATTTGTCTGGCGTGTTCAAAACTAAATTTTTGTTCAGTAATAATGAATATCGGTAAGATACCCTTTTTCTGGGCGTCTACCGCAGCTTGTATAAGTGCGGTAGTTTTTCCTGTGTCAGAATGACCTAACATCATATTAATTTGCCCCATAGCGGGTCCAGGTATACCTGTAGCCTTCTGGAAGGCTTCCCCCAAATCAAAGTACTTTTGTTCTTTGTACCTCTCAGAGGAGGAAAACTTTTTTCTTATAGAAGAAAAATCAGATGTTTTCTTTTTTAAAGGTTTCTTAGCCATATATTATTTTATATTAAAATGGTAGTTCGTCTTCATCAGAATCTTTAGA